AATTTGAAACAAAGATAGAGATTGTCGGCGTACTGACAGATGCACTGATCGGGTACGAGTGTGACCCGGAAGACGGCTGGCCCATCATCAGTAGCATCAAAGCCTATGTCGTCAAAAAGGTGACTGGAGCGGGCGGTGAAGTGGACCTGACTCCGATCATGGATGAGTACCAACTGCACTCATTTGCGTCAGAAATCAATGACGCACTGAATGCGGATAGGAACGCGGCCCGGATTGAGCAGATGGAATTGCGGAAGTTAGAACGTGCAGCGGCCTGAAAAAAGAAGCCGCCTGGTATTACACATCAGGCGGCTCAACAAACCCAGTCCCAGTCAAGGAGAGCGTCCCATGAAGAGACTATCCAATTCTACCCCATCCGCCCGCTGGGCGGAAGCCTGGCGTACGGCGCGGCGCATCCGGTTCAGCGGCGGTTCCTACGCCTACGAATGCATGAGGCGACGTTCTGACGTGCGCTTGGCTTTGTGCCTACTGGAAGCGCGGGAGTGGGGTACCACGACCCGTCACGATCTAGCTTTTCTTAAAAAAGGAATAAGAAAATGAGAATGCAGTTCGACGACAAGCTAGGCCATCGTGGCCTATACCACAAGAATTTGATCGCGGCGCGTCTACCCGATGGCCGCCAGATCATTTTCGAATTCGCCGGGAAAGCAGTTCCCGGCGTCGTTCAAATCGTCCGCGAGGACTACACGAAGAACGGAAAGTGGAGTCATTCGCGCTGGGCGGTGGAACTGGCCGATGGCGTCATCGGCTTTGTTCGTGGGCAGGACTGGGAAACCAGTCAATGGTTGAACAGCAAGCGGTGGCCCGAGGCTATCGCAGAATTTCAAGGCAAGGAATCCCTAGACGCGGACGCGGTTGAACGCTTCATCCGCACAACGTGGCAAGGGGTCGCTGCCAATCTCGATGCTGATGCGGCATCAGAAAAAGCCGATGGATCGGCGGCCCTGCTGGAATTATTAGAGGCGCAGGATGCTCTGGCGAAGGAACAGTCGGCGCTAGGCCGACTTAGGGAAGAAGTGGCGGCGATGGAAGAAGCCGAACGGGTGATGACCGAAACCATCGCAACCCGTGCCCGCGTAACAAAGGCGCGGGAAGCCATGCAGCGCGGCGCAAGCCTTTCCGATCTTAGGGCTATCTTAACATGAAAAAGAATCCCGTCATCATGTCCGCCAAAGTTGAGCGGCGCGTAACCGATCCGGCTCCGGTCTTTCAGGTGCGCAATCCTAACCCGCGCCCAATGGCCACTCGGCTGGATACGCCGAAGCCCGTCGATGTGACGCCGGTAGCGCCGGTGCGCGTGGAATATCCGCGTACAGAACCGCTTATGGACTTGCGGGATGTGGCGACCCGTATCAACACGACCGCCCGGAACATAGTACGGGCGCTGGTGATCATGGCGGCCATACTGGTTGCTGTTGCGCTTTGGAGGGTATGGCAGTGAGGGTTATCGGAAAGCGGACGGGGCGGAGTTTCTTTGCGGGGGACAACGTGCGCTTTGAGCCACCATTAGGCACGTACAGCCCGCACAGTGCACAAGCGCGATATGCCGGCATGGTTGGGCATGTTTATGCGGCGAATGAGGCCCAGGCATTTGTCTGGTTCACCGACCGGCTTCTTCCAGTCAATCCTGATTACTTGAGTTTGGCCTAAATAAAGTGGCCGCCAACGCGAGCAACGCCAGGCGGCCCGGGAGCAAAAATGAACGACATAGTTTCAATCCATCCCGACCCTGTCTCCGTCCCCTATGCTGACATGGAGCGCATGGCGACTGTAATAGCCCAATCCGGTTTGTTTGGAGTCAAGAATCCCGTCCAGGCATTGGCTTTGATGTTGGTCGCCCAATCAGAAGGGCTACATCCGGCGACTGTAGCGCGTGATTATCATGTGATCCAAGGTCGTCCTGCATTAAAAACAGACGCGATGCTGGCCAGATTTCAGGCCGCCAGTGGGCGCGTGCAATGGCACGATTACAGTGATACGGTTGTTTCTGCTACATTTTCCCATCCTGCCGGTGGCTCGGTAAAAATCGAATGGACGATTGATCGAGCTAAAACTGCTGGGCTGAACGGAAAAGATGTCTGGAAACAATATCCTCGCGCGATGCTACGGGCGCGTGTGATCTCGGAGGGCATTCGCACAGTTTATCCCGGAGTCCTGTCGGGAATGTATGCCCCGGAAGAAGTATCCGACTTCCGGCCAGACGAACGCGAAACGCAAGGAGTCTCTACGACAACAGGCCCAGAGGTGCCAGCGCCAGAAGCAAAGGCGGCTCTTTTTTTTGATCCAGATGCCGCAGATACGGCGATTGAGACATTTATAGACGTGGCGGAACTGCGCGTTTGGCTGGCGAACGAGCGCAAGCAGCATGGATGGAAAGCAGGCGATTCACAGTACGAAATGCTAAAAGCGGCTTGCGCTGAACGGGCGAAAGCGATTAATCAACAAGCGGCGAACATCGAAGTGTCCACGCCTATCGAAGCGCCGGCCTTGGAGTCTGCTGATGAATAACCTAACCCTGTACCAGTTGGCCGACGAGTACCGCACGTTGCAAGAACTGGCCGTCGACCCGGATGCCGATCCCGAGTCGTTCGGCGCGGCGCTAGACGCGATGCAGGGCGAAATCACCACCAGCGCCGTTTCCTTGGCCCAAGTCGCCCGCAATCTGGAATCGTTTGAGCAGCAGATTGAAGCGGCGATGGAGGCGATGGAGCAACGGGCGAAACGCGCTAAGAAGCGAGCGGAATCCATCCGTGCTTATCTGAAAGAGCAGATGGATGGGGCGGGTATCAGCAAGCTGGACTCGCCGTTTTTCGCGCTCGCCATCCGCAAGAATCCGCCCCGGCTCGTCATTGCGGAAGACGCTCTTATTCCGCGTGATTATCTGCGCATCGTCCCGGAGCGTTTGGAACCTAATAAGCCGGAAATCGCCAAGGCATTGAAAGCCGGCGTCGATGTAGATGGATGCCGACTTGAAGCCACTACGAGACTGGAAATAAAATGAAATCCTCCGCCAGGGATGGCGCACTTTCTAATTCCCCCGAATTCGGGGGAATTAAAGCAACAAGAGGCACCCTCCAGCAATGGCGGGTGAATAAGATGACCGAGCAATACCAAATCGCTGAATACAGTCAAACCGCCGCCGCCATCGCGATTTTGCGCGAAAAGTACCACGGCCCGTTTGATGTCACGACCACCAAGGGCATGGGCATGGCCAAAGAAGCCCGCGCCGAGGTACGCGGCTATCGCGTCGCCCTGGAGAAGGTGCGCGTTGAGATCAAAGCCCCGGCCCTGGAACGCACCCGCCTGATCGACGCCGAGGCCAAGCGCATCACCGCCGAACTGCTCGCCATCGAGGAACCCATCGACGCGGCGATCAAGGCCGAAGAAACGCGCAAGGCCGATGAGAAAGCGGCCCGCGAATGCGCCGAGGCGGCCCGCGTCGCGGCGCTTCAAGCTCGAATCGACGCGATCCGCCAGCGGGCGTTGACCGTGGCGAACCGGGACGCCGCCGCGCTGCGGGCGGCGCTGGACGAGGCCCGCGTGTTCGCGCCAGACCCCGACACCTTCGCCGAGCGCTGGCCGGACGCCATGCAGGCCAGCGCCGAGGTCCGGCAGGCGCTCGAAACCTTGCTGGCGGAGCGGGAAGCGCAGGAGGCGCGGCGAGCCGAGGAAGAAGCCCGCTTGCGGGCGCAGCGGGAGGAACTGGCCCGGCGACAGGCCGAACTCGACCGGCAGCGCGAGGCCGAGGAAGCCCAACGGCGAGCCGAGCGGGAGGAACTGGCCCGCTGGCGCGCCGCCGAAGAGGAGCGCCGCCAGCAGGCAGCCGATGCGCAGGCCCGCGCCGAACAGGATCGGCAGGCAGCCGATGCGCAGGCCCGCAGGCAGGCTGAGATCACGGCGAAGCCCGCCCAGGCTGACCCGCTGGCCGCGATCAAGCACGCCCTCGTGGCGGGAACGATCACCGGCCCCGAGGCTATCGACCAAGCCTATCAACTTGGCTTTCAAGCCGGCTTGTTGGAGAAAGTAATAAAACAATGAACATGAAAACGTGGACGGAATGGGTAGCGCAGATAAATGCGCTCACTGGCGGCGGCGCGGTGCATCTGCGGGCCGGCCCTGGAAAGGGGATGACCATATCCGTGAGATGGACACAAAACGGGAAGAGCATGGTATATGACCACGCTCTATCGATCCATGAGATGCGCGCGATGCGCGCGGTTGCGCAGGTCGGCGTGCTGGAGAGCGTTACGCACGCGGTGCGCAAGATGACCGAACCAGATTTAGGGTACGCAATACGCACCCTAAATTACTTCGACGCACCTCAAAAATAGTTCACTCCCCTATTGACACAGTTTCGAAACTGTGAGATATTAAGGTCATGAAAGACGGCATGGGGCCGCCGAGGAGAGGAAGATGAAAACGAACATTTACTCGGCCACCAATTACGCTCTGACTGTCCAGGGTGACGTCGCCACCCTGACGAATGGCACGAAAACCCAAACCATGCCCCTGCGGCATGGCGACGACGAAATTCCAGCCGGCCTCGTGGCCGCGCTGAAGAAAGCGGGACAGGATCCCGCCGAATACTTTGCCGTAGCAGGGCGCTACGTCCTGCGCCGCGCTGCGTTGGCGGCCTGGACGGCGGCGGTTGAGGCGCGAATCGCAGAGCGGCACGCGGAAAAGGCGGCTGCTGATGCGGCCCTGGCCGCCGACATCGCCGCCCGTGGGCAGCGGGCGCTGGTACTCCACGGGAGTTACCTCCTGAACTCCAGCTTGGTTTTTGTCCGCCCGATGGAGGCGGCGGAAGCTGAGAAGTTCGCACCAGAATTCCGCGCCAGCGGCAAGCTGGCGATGGGCGAATGGACGGCGATCACCAGCACGGTAGCCAAGGCATTCCTAGCCGGGCGCCCGCGCCAGAATGATGGGTGGCTGAATGGCATGGAATCCGTGGTCATCCTGATCTCAGAAGAGGAATGGAATGCGCTACTGTCCGGTGAAGCGGTACGCGTTGAAGCCGCCCGCGCGGCTCGCGCTGAAAAGGAAGTCGCCGAGGCCGCCCGTATCGAAACCTCCCGCCAGCAGGCGGAACAGACCGGAGAGCCGGTCGAGATCGTCCGGTTCATGGACGAATGCGACGGCGCTGAGCAGGACTGCTCGTTCGACTTGGTTCGCCGCATGGTTCGTGGCGACGGATCGAGATTTACGCTGCGCACGCATTGCCACTGACCCCACAAAAAGCCGCACTCCGGTGCGGCATTGAGGAGAGAGAGATGAACATGTTGTCTAGTTTCCGATACACCCGCCACCTCGCCCGCGCTTATCGCGCCGAGCTGAGGCGGCAAGAAGCCGCGCCGCAAGATAGGTACGAGGAAGGGATTACGCGCGAACTGCGCGAAGTGCTGGATTGGTGGGCAGCGCAGGGTTTGGCCTGCGTCTATGACCGCGCCATCAGGCCAGACCGGGACAGGAAACATCCATGACCCACCCAGCCGCTGCCCTCCGGGCCATGCGCCCGGTGAAATCCTACGCCTGCGCCCAATGCGGGCGCGAGTTTACCGCGTCCGACGAGCGGGCGCGGTACTGTTCAAACCGTTGCCGCCAGGCCGCGAAGTACGCGCGGCTCAAGGCGGAAAAGGACCGCTAAATCCACCCCTGCCGGCCCGCGAACGGCCTTGTAAGCCACTGGTTATGTATTCCATGGGCTGTTTCCACTAATTCAGCGTCCTGTTATTGTGCGGCTGCGTTAGTGACGGCTCATCCTCTATCACCGGCACAATCTCAACCTTCGGCTGCGGGCCTGTCGTAAAAATAACCGCCTGCTTTGATCCATCCAATGCCTTAAATTCAAGAAAAATTCCGCCGCCGTTATCATCATCTTCTTCAATGCTCATTTCTAGCCCTCATCGGCAAACCGTGGGTTAACGGGTTTCAAACCGGATTGAATGCATCACAAATTTGGGATGCACCCATGTGGGAGCAGGATCATAGGCGCTTCCGACATCGCGGGCGGGGGTCATGAATTCGATGGCGTAGGGCACTGGAAGCCCATATTTGGCCCGCTCTAGCACCAATTCGCGATGCGTATCCACTGACGCATAACTGTGATTGGCCGGAAACGCCCACAAGCTCCGTTGCCCACTTTCCCCCGCCAGATAGGCAATCCCTGAGCCGTCATTAGGACAAGTAATGTACTGCAAAATGCCGGTATATGGCGGACCCTGTCCAAAACCAAAATAGTTTTCATCCAGCACGCTGACATATTGATCGCGCGTACAAAGCTGGATCACATAGCCCCACGGCCAGCCTTCGGGAAGCAATGAGTCATTGAAATAACCCGATATTCCGTAGTACGGATCATAAAACAACGGACGATGGCCCTGATGTAGGATGATGTAGCCTGAGTTGGCGACCTCGAACGGATTGTCGGAATCCCATCCCCCTTCGATGCTGTAATCAATAACAAGGTGGGTATATCCCGACGGGATGACGGAATCAGATACGGGTGAATCCAAATAAAGCAGTCCGGTACAATCCCCTGGAAATAGCAACACATGGTCATTGATTTCCATGCCGTTGCTGGTCCACGTTGCATCCTGCCAATAGCAAATTTTGTGGAAACTGCGGGTCATGCCGTAGCGGTAATACGGCTGGCGCCGCCCATAATAGGCTAGATTATCTGCAATAACTCCTGGGTCTGTATACTCCCACCACTCATCATACGTTGGAGCAATAACCATTGGATAATATGGAGTACCGCCGCCGCCGCCCGCCCACAACCAATAGCGGACATCATTCGAGTTCGTAACCGCATTCCAGCCGCCTGCACTCTTCCATTCTGCGGGCCAGCGCGTCGGGTCATTCGTGCCCAGGTCGTACAACAGTCCATCAAAACTCTCGCACCAGCCGGGGGGACGCGGATGATCAACGAAGCCAATGATTGTGCGGCTGGCCCATGTCTTGTTGTGGAACTGGACAACGACATGATCGTTAGACTCAAATACCGCGCCGTCCGTGCTGCCCATGTAATCGATGGGGACATCCGCGAGCGTGCTAGTCTGACTAGTTTCCAAATCAGCGTTCGCCGCCGCTGGCTCGGCGTCCAACGTCACTTGCGCGATATTGCCGACCAAGCTGGTGATCGTCCCAGTCCGATAAAACGGCTTCCATTTGCGCCAGCCCGGCTCCATGCCGAACGCATACAGACTCGACGCGACGCCCGTTTCGTACAGGGGAAGCAGGATGCCATGCACGTTGTAATTGTACTGATTGCCGCCATTGTCGGGGTGTCCAGGCAGGATGATCGGCGGCGCGGCGGTGGTTTCCAGCGTGCCTACCGCCCCAGTCAAGCCCGTTGAATAGTCAGCGCACCAAATCTGTTGCTCCTCTGACTTTGGCGCGGCCTGCAAGCGTGCTTGCTCGGACAGCAGCGCCGCTTTTTTGGCGTTCAGCAACCGAATTTGCTGCTGGGCGACCTCAATTTTACTGGCAACAGCCGCGTATTCCTTGATTTTCGCATCCAGTACCCTCCGTTCGGCCGGCGGGTTTTGCTGCGCCAATGCCACCATCTGTCCGTAGAGAACTTCTGCTTCATTTTGATTTAGCAAAATGATTTGTTGTTGCGCCAGAACCTCATCTGCAATTTTTACTAAATCCGCTGTAATGGCTACCAAACGCGCATCGATGCGGTCATGCTTGCGCTCAACTGTAGCCCGATATAGCCCTTTCCCCAGGCTTTCGATGATCGTCGCTTTACCCATTTGTAATTTCCATATAGCTACTTGACGGATTTAGATACAGCGCAATTTCCGTAATCAGCAACGTGCCGCCGGCGAAGGTCGCGGTATCTCCGGGCTTGAGGTCAAGCCGGAAGGGCAGCCGCCAACGTTGGGATGTATTCGTACTGGATTGCGTCATGATCGTTGTCAGCGCCACAGTCGCCAGATTGCCGTATTCCACGATACGGGTTCCGGTCAGGCTGGCGCTGGCGCTATGGGTCGTTTCAGTCAAACTAACGCCGGTCAAGAAAAACCGCAGCAATTCACGGCTGCGCTGGGCTTGATCTTCGAGGGTTTCCAGCGCCATGACGATGATTTCCGCGCCAAGCTGTTCGGACAGGTCAAAATCCGGCAGTTCAGAGAGGGTCAAATAGCACTGGGTTTCGGTTTTGCTGCGCAGTCGTAGCGTGCCAAACGCGACCTTGATCTCCTGCCCGCCCACGCTGGCGGTAAAGCGCCAGGAAACTGTCTGGCGTAAATCAGGCGGGGGCGGTATTGCCGTTGGATGGGCGCGCGGCGGGATAGGTTGCGGCGCAACAAGGCGAGGCGGAGCGTATTGCATGGCTCATTCGCGGAACCAAAACGTCGGCAAGACCGAAACATCCGCTGCTGCCAACATCCTCAGCCCGATTTGCGGCGTGCTGTCCGCGCCGTTGATTTCGATGTCCAAGTTTTGGAACAGGAAGGTATCCAGTCCAGACTGCGGATGGACGGCAGTGGCCAATAGAATACCGCCGATGGTGGTTGGTTCAGCCGTAAAGGTATGCCGACAGGTACTTTGCAGCGTGTCACTGGTGCGGCGCCGAGGCGTTACCATGTAATTGGCGATGGTCATGGCGGTGGCCGTCCCGCCAGAATCCATAAGCCGTAGCCAGATTTCGACGGGAACGGCGGTTGAACTAATCCCAAAAAACCCGAACGTCATGCGTTCCAGGGTTATGATCCGGTTGCTGGGCGCGGTGACCGCCAGTACGGTTTTAATCGTGTCCGCAGTAAGCGCAATTTTCGCCGCTGGGGCGCACGCAAGAGGTAAGCCAGACATTAGAGAGTCCCCATGACTAAGAGTGTGATCTTCAGCTGGTTACTTTGTAGTGTCGCGGACTCCGGCACCACATCGTAACATCCTCCGGGCAGCGTCAGTATGATGCGGGCATACAGCATACATAGGCGCTGCACCGCAGCGACAACAGTAGCAGTGGGCGCACTCACGCTAAGCTGGATGGTAGCGTCCGCCACTGTTGCCCCTCCATCAAAGATGCTGCATTCGCCGTCCAGCGTGGCTGTGCGTGTCACGCGGCGGCCGGCATCGGGCGCATTCGGCGCGTAAACGTTGTGCAGCAACACCGCACCCAGCGGATCAAAGGTTTTTGCGCATAGACCGATAACGGGTGTCATTGGTATTGTCCCACTTCCAAAATGGCCGAGCTTGGAGAGGCGTTGTAGGTCAGATAGTCCGCCATGAATGTGACCGCTCCGTCCACGATTTGATACCCTGGCCGAATGCGAGGATCGAACGCCAGCCAGCGCCGATAGCTGCTGTTTTGCCGTGCTCGGCGGCTGACGGCGGCCAGTGTGGCCTGATACACCGTTGGAACCGCCAGCGTCGCCGTGCCAGACACCGTAAGCGTATCAGCCCGCGCCCCACGATCCCGCCGAATCGTCTGCAACGGGCAACGCAACAACTCAATCCATGCCCCCGTCCAGCCCCACTCGATCACCAATTCTCCGCTGGGGCGGGCCTCAATAGCATCCAATTGCGCCGCGCTACAGACCACCCCGATATAGCTTTGGCGCGTGGCGTTATGGCGCGTGCCCTGCCACGAACGGGCCGCCAGTAGGACATCAGGCAGGCTGTCCGGCGCCCCCGTGAGCGTGCAGCGAAACCGTGGAGTAATCCCTTCGGGCACTACGACAGCCGGAGCTTCCGGGATGCCGCCTGTCGTCGCAAAACGCAGAACAACCGCGTTTCCCGCTGGTGCGGTATAGGCCGCACCACCCAAGCGCAGGACGACGGCATTACCAGCGGGGGGGATGTAGTCGCTCATGCCGGTGTCAACAAATCAGCCGCCGCCACATTCCAGACGGGCGTTGTGGCGTCGTCCAGGGCGACCGCGACATAAAGTCCAGTAGCGGTCGTATCCAATCCCGAAAAGCTATAAGTGCCATCGCCGGCGCTGACGGTGGTCGCAATGAGCCGCAGCGTAGGTCGCCATAACAGACCCACCAGCACCCCTGCTTTCGCAACATAAGTACCGGATTCTGGCGGCGACTCTTCCTGCACGGTCCCCGATAGTACGCCGCTTACGTCTTTTGAGAGCCATACCGTGCCGGGTCTTTGGTCCCAGATCGGGACGGTGCGCATCATATAGCGTTCCGGCTCCCGGGTTGTGAGCGTGCCTAAGTCCGCCATTTAGGCAATCCTCAGTGCCCATTTGGCGTCGAGAAAGCCGGTCATAATCAGCCATGTTTGCCCGGCCAAACTGCCTGTCCCTGAAAATGTGTCTAAATGCGCGCCAGTATCACCCAGCATTTGCAGCAGTCCCGGCAGTTCCCCGCGCGGCTCATAAGGATCGCTGCCGGAATGCACAACAACGGGCGCGAGGCGCAATGGCGGATAGTTTGTATGGACAGTGCTACCAATTCGGTTATTACCGCCATACTGCGACGAACATTTCCCGCACAGGGAACTGTATGTGGCTCCATCATAAGAGCGTTGTAGCCAGTGCCCGGAAATGCTAGAAAACTGGAGCGTAGTCAACTCGCTCTCATTGATGGCCGACGTGGCTGCGTACAATAAAGTATGCCAGGCGTCATCAGCCATATCCGGGATTAAATCCCCGAAAAAGTAGAGCAACCCTGCTAAAGGCTCATCCTGAACGTCAATCCACAAATACAGATAGCTATCTCCAGCAACGACGATCCAGGGGCGTGCGGTACTGTCCGACGTGCTTGATTTGCGCCAGTACCCGCCGCCAGAGAGTTGAGCATTAGTAGGAATTTTATTGGTGTAGAGTGTTTCATAGGACCAGACACGCGCATTTACCGACAGGGGGTCACTGACATAGAGATAAAACCGATTCCCGGAAACAGGGCGATAGACCCTGGCATTTGTGCCCGGGTTGGTGAGCGACCAGCCAGCGGCGGACTTGCTCCCGTAACCATCCACCAAACAAGCCGTAAGTACCCCGATTAGTGCGCTAGCGGTATAGTTAAGAGTGGGCGCACTGGTGTCAGTTGAATAGTAAACGTTGATCGCCATGTTTTATTATGCCGTCGCTGTGGGCAGTCCCAGCAAAAATTCGCTGAATTCTGCATTGACCCTGATTTGGATCGACCTGAAAAATTCCCACATGATAGCTTCAATGTGGGGGGCTAAATTGCTCCCGTCCACAGTAATTAACGCATTGCCTTGATTGATCGCGCGCGTGCGCGCATAGAGCGCGTCGATCTGCGCCTCTGTCAGCTTTTCTTGCAGCTTGAGTGCACGTTCGCGCCGTTCATTTTCCAGCGCAATCTGCTCTGTGATTTCCCATTGCGTCCAGGTATCCTTGGCAGAATTCAAACTCCCAAACAAACTCCCAATTAAATCACCTGTGCTGGATATAGTATTGTCAATACTCTTAAATGTGGCTTCGACTTGCTTTGTCTGTGCTTCCAGTTCTGCAACGTTTAACGAGATAGTCGCCTCGATGGTCTTGATCCGCTCATTGCTGGCGATTTCTTCCATCTTGACGAGGAATTCGTCTGATTTTTTAGTGGTATCTTCAACATCTTTTGCGGTTTTTCTGGCGGAATCGCCAATAACAGCAAAGGCTCCTGTAGCTTTTATAGAAGCATTGTCAATAGCCGTAAAGACTGGATTTCCATTTTCATCCCAGGTTTTTTTTAGGTTTTTAATAGACTCATCGTTAAACTCAAATCCACCTTTAACAGCCAACCCATTTTCAGAAATATCTTTCAGCTTATCTAATGAAACTATTGCGCTTGCTGTAGACGGTTCTATTTTGTTTAGTACAGCAAGAATGCCATCATAATCTTTTACTGATTCGCTTGTCGCCTTGCCAGCATCTTGATTTGCTTTTGCAAAATTTTCTACGGAGAATTGGGCGCGCTTATTCGCTTCAGCTAATGAATCCAGTTTGTCATTGGTAGCATCTGTCGCCAAGGCCCATCCATCTTTTAATTCCTTAGCGTTTCTGTCTGCGGCCTTTGCGAACGAATCAATTGACGCAGCAATTCCTGGCAGGACTTCATTTTTTAACCGATTCCGCTCAATCCAGTCGCCATTGGTTAATTCAAGGAAAGCCAATTTAGCTTCAGTGATAACTTCAGCGATTTTTAATGCGCCCAGCGCCGTTAAATCAAACGTAACTTGAAGCGTGTTGATGGCCGCTTTTAGAACGCCAAAAGCTCCAGATGCCGATCTCGCCCATTCAATGCCAGCTTCCGACGCCAGCAAAATGGCCGCAGCGACTTTCGGGCCGGTCGTAACAATAATCTGCATCGTGCCGATGAATTGGCCGAAATCTACCCGACTCGCTTCATCCAGTTGCGCAAATCCGGTCACGGCACCGCGAATAGATTCGGCAAATGGCTTTAATGATTTAATGATTCCTTCAAGCGAATTTACAAACAAAGTCCCAACATTAACGATAGACTGTAAAGCATCCCGTAATCCCTCAACTGTCGTTAAGTCAATTTTGCCAAACAGTGAATCGATCACTTCGCCGAACGCAACCCCGAGGTTCTCCAGCGCCGTAGCGAGCGGCGATAAATCAACTCCAGCAAATGCCTCCGGCAAGTTCTTGGCAATGGCGCGGAATGTTGCTGCTAATTCCGCGCCCTGTCGATCCAATACATCAAACAGAGGCTTAAGTGCGCCGCTGTCAACGAGCTTTTGAAAAGCTTGAGCTAATTGCTTCAGCGAATCAGTCACGTCCAGCGTCACTGGAGTTAGCTTTTCGCCCAGCGCCGCTAATAGATTGTTAACGGATTGTTCAAAACGGGAAAAAGCGATTTCGGCTTTTTTTAATGCTCTTTCAGTTTCTTCTGCAATAGAGCCTGTGCTTTCCTTGATCGCCTGTGCCGCTATTGCTGTAGAGCGTGGCCATGTGTCCAAAATGTTCTTAAATTGATCAGCCCGTTCTGACGAAACCAGCGTTTGCGCGGCGCTCTTTTTCTGTTCGTCCGTCAAGACAGGCCATTTATCCGCAATTTTGGTCATGGCCTGATAAAATGACCCTTGAATGACGCCTGCATCATTCAACGTAATACCAAAACCCTCTAAAGCGATTGCCGCGTCTTTCGTTGGCTTTGAAATTTGTCCGATAATCGTGCGTAAACCATCGGCTGCTTGCGAGCCGGACTGGAAGAGTTCAACGCTGGAATTGATAATGGCAACGAACTGTTCAGCGGATGCCCCACTGGTGCTGAATGATGGGGACAATCCAGAAACAGCAATCGCCAGTTCCTTAAAATCTGCTTTCGATTTGTCGGCAACGAAATTAACTAAATCGCCCCAGCGGTTTAATGTCTCAATGGTGTTTTCTTGTTCGACATTCAGACCCGACATAAGCTTTTTGAGTAGATCGGTCGATGTTGCTGCGTCTAATTGTCCAGCAACAGCATACTTCAGTGCTAACTCAGTCAGCTTAAGTGAGTCCTGGATTTTGAAGTTTGCCGCCGACCAATCCGCTGTTGACTTGGCAATATCATTCGCCGAAATGCCGTATTCAACAGCCAAATCTTGAAAAGAGATTTTATAGTCGTTTGCGCTGCCTTCGCCCGCTTGCAAAAATCGATCTAAATCAGACAGCGCGGATGAAAACTGCGTAGCTGCTTTTACGGCGACCGTTCCGATAACAGCAGCCATGCCGCCTATGACAGCAGCGGTGAGTTCGATTTGTTCAGCGAGTTCCGCGAAGGGATCGGCAACCGCTTCGGCGCTGGCGGAAAGCGCATTCAGCCCTGAACCGATACTTTTGGCGGTCTCACTGGCATGATCGACGCCCTCAAATACGAGTTCGATCACCTGTTGTAGAGTGGCCATTATTTCGAGTCCCTGGACTTATCCTCGTAATACATCCCCCACAATTCGCACTCTACCGCTGTGAGCCGCCGTGGTAATAAATCGGGTAGAGCCTCAAATAGGAACCGCCCTTTTTTGTCGCACAGCGATAAAGCAATGCTCACGCGGGGGTCGCTGTAGAGTGCGGCGCTTTTCCCACATCCGCCCCCAACCCGGTCAATTCCAGGATTTTGTTGGTGAGCGTGAACGCCACGACCGGATAATGGCTGAACAGCCGTACCGCAATATCGCGGTCAATGACGGGCTGGATAGAGCAGAACACCAGGTGATCCAATCGCTTGGCCAGGTCTTCCGGCACACTGGCGCCGTAGCCCAGTAGTTCTTTCAGTGCTTCGGTTTGCTGCGCTTGCGCTGCTGACGCACTGGCCAGCGCCTCAACCGCCACGCCCACCAGTTTATGCCGCGCACTGGCCTCATTGCTGCGGGCGATTTCTTCGCCGGTCAGTCCGCGCACGATCCATTCAGCGGGCGCATCGTTAAACCAGTGCGCCAGGTCAGGGACCGGTACAGTCGCTTGGCGCGGCGCTAATGCCGCGCCGCGAAAACGCTCGATGTCAAATGTCACTTTTCAATCCCCTTTTTTGCGCGGCATTCTTTTGGTTATCAGCAATAGGGCCGGTCGCCTGGCAATCCAAGCAGCGCAGCCAATACGCAAATTTATTAGTCACCCCAGCAATTTCCTGTTTGCTAAAAGTGATTTTTGAAGATGCGCAAAATGGACAATTAGCGGGCCTGATGCTTTGATCTAAACGCTCATCAATATTCATAAGCGATCTTATTCCTGATGCATTGCAAAATTTCTAGCATAATCGCATCAATATAGGAGATAAGATCGCCTCCGTCTGTCTTGATCGTCATGACGCAAAATCTACGGACTCTTGAAGTGGTGATACCGTAAAGCTGACCGTTGGATTAGCACCAACTGCAAACGACCGCGCTATACCCAGCACCCCCTGGGTAATCTGATAGGGCACCTTGTTCTTATCCGGGACGAATTTGAACAGTAGGTTTATCCCGCGCTTGGCTAGTAGGGCATCGGTCACTCCATCCGTCAGCGCCGCTTCGAACGTGGCCTGATTGAGGCTGGAACTATAGTTGCCGAGGGTAAGATCATAATACTGTTCGGAATTCGTCGAGTTGCTGGTTTCCGCCGGTACCCAGTTGCGGGCGCGGCTGATTTCGGCAAAAACCGGCGTGGCGACGCGGGCATAAACCAGCTTGGCGGCGGTGGCGGCAGCGACAGCCGAAGTGCCATGCGTCAGCGGCAACGCAGCGGAGAAAGTAATCTGCCCCCGAATCGGATCGGTACTGTAGACCGGATAATCGTACCTCTCCAGGCTATCGCCGACTACTTGATAGATTTCGCTAGACGCCACCGCCGCCGCCGTTGATGTGGTCAGCTTGACCTGAGCCACTTCGATGCTGCCCAGCGGGATAGAGGGTGGGCCGCCCGCAGCGCCGCGCGTGGCTACAAAGGCGGTAGATCCATCCGCTGCTACCATCGCCGCAGCGCCCGCGCTGGTGATCGTGAGCGACGAAATCCGATAGGCCGTCCCGGCGCTGGTGCCACGGGTAGCGGTCAATGAATCATCGGTCACCGCGCTCACCGTCACTACGCCCGTCGTCGCGCTGGCGCTCGCCACGGCCGGCATCATCGCCGTCAGAGCGGCCAGCCGTACTGCATCGTTAGCGACCCCTGCCGTGACCTCGCCACCGGTCATCACGCCATAAGGCCCGACCGTATAAGGGTCAACGCCCGCAGTAACAACAACCGAACTCCACGGCTTGCTAGTCAGGCTGTACGTAGTGCGAGCAGTATTTCCGGTCATTGCAGCAAACGCAACCGGGGTTTGGGCGCTCTCGTAATAAACAGCAGCAGCAGTCAAAACGGCCATATTAAGCTCCTATCAACTGGGCTGATCCCAGCGGTAACAATAACTGCCATGATGGCCAATCAGGCGACTGGCCGCATTATCGATAATGAGTGGATAACCCGCCGCGCGGGCTTTCCAAAAAAACGGAGTGTCCTCTGTCGAGTACGTCCCTGATTCCGCGTCCCACTGGATCGGAAACCAGGGCTGCGGAATGGCCTCGAATACCTCGCGGGCGATTAGGCACATGCCGAAACCAGCAGCGCCGGCTTCCTCCAAATCGGGCGAATCGGCGCGGGTTTCGATTCGGGTTTGGAAGTCTGGCGCGAACGCAGAAAACGGCATCCCTTGAAAGCGAATGCGGTAATTGCAGGCGACCAGCGGCAAGTTCCGGCGCAATAGCAGCATAGGGACTTCCGCCGCAAAACTCATGTCGTCGTCGATAAACAGAATGTGCGTCGCGTTTTCATCTAGCGAAGTGCGCGCCAGATACTCTCGTCCGTTGCTAATGCTGGACGACTGGTATTGGCGCAATACGATATGCTGGCGCGGTTCATTCGGATCAACCGCTTCCACCATGAAATTCATGCAAAATTGTGCCAGCGATAACGCATATTCGGCCCGCAGCAAGCCGGATGTGGGGGTACAAACACTCAGCGAAATCATGGGCGATAATCAAATTCCAGGTTAATCTGCAAAAATGCCTCATTGCTATTCGGCGCTGGCGCGAAAAAGGCAGCATTGGTTTCCTGCACACGCAGGGAATTGCCGCCCCACCAGGCCCCCGTCAAAGCATCCTGATCAATCACAGCGCGAATCGCGGCCAGCGCATCGTCCAACACGCTATCATAGGTCGCGGTCGCCGCGATCTTTACCTCAATCGTCAGCCGCCGGGTGAATGTTAGATCGCTGTAATCTTGATCGGCTGCGCGCGAATCGCCAGTGCTGTAGACCGTAATGACCGGCAACGTGGCGCTGGTCGTTTCCAAAGCCGGGCGTCCAGTCAGCGTGGTATAGACCGTCGCAAGTTGGACTTTCAGCGCGGCAATGGCCGCCTTGGCGCTCATGCTTCAATCACCGAGAACTTCTGTAGATAGCCATCGTCAGCCAATAGCTGGGTCGTTTTCCAGATCGTCGGATCGGGATCAGCATCCTCATCGGTCGGGTCATTCTCTACCGAGAAAGTATCGCCGATAGATGCCGCCAGGGCCTTATCGAGTTCGATAGTATAGCGCATTTCCATTCGCTCACCGAATTCGCCCGTCGGCACTAATTCGGATTGCAGGATAATCGTCACTGCAATTTCATCGCCATCCGCATTGGTATGTGTGGCGGTAATCCCGAACACCGTTTCGATGGCCGGGATTGCCGAGTCCGTCATGATCGTGTCAAACAGCGATTCCGCCATTGGTGATCATTCCCAGCCGATGATCGCCCATAATTCAACGGCGATGGGTTCGGTGGATTGATTGAGGTAGACCCAAGCGTTTTTCATATCACGCCCAGCACATCGGGCCGCCGATCAACTTGACCTTGATCGTGGTGCGGGTCGCTCCGCTGGTTTTGCTCTCCCAGAACGTTCCGATAGTGCGCGCCATGCCGCTGGTAGTGCCGGTTGCCGCCGCCAGGATCACCGCTTTCATAACCTTGGTGCCGGTTGTGGCAATTCGGTAATGGGCCGCAGTGCCTGCCGCCATCGTCCCGGTGGTCGCGCAAGCCACGTCGAAAACGCCTTCCACGGCCAGGCCGATAACCTGGCCGGCTCCGGTCGCGGATGTCAGCGCCACGCCGACCCGTTGCCCGACTACCAATAGCGCACCGTTCGCCACCGCGCCGGTGGTCGTATAGTTGAAGACTTCGCCTTCGGATAAAGTTTGAGCCATTTCAATCACCTCAAATCAGGGGAGAGAGCCGGGCCGAAGCCCGGCGCATCAATCAATCAAAATCAAGACCCGCGATACTTATGTACGGCCCGAAAATCGAGCGCGGCGACGCCGAAGTCCACACCGATCATGTAGCTGACGCCTTGTCCGTCCCATTCCTGATTCTCGCGCATGTAGGGTTCGGCCATCCCGTTTAGGAACGACACCTCGAAGGTATCGAAGATATTCGGGTCAGCAAACAGATACCAGGCGGCGGTACCGGCAGTCTGTCCGTCGAGTCGCGCGTCGGCAATGACCTCGTAGCGGCCGCTGAACGGGTTCGGTTGCAAGGAACTGGCGGAACCGGCTGGATCATAAATAGCACTCATCAGTATTCGAGCGGTATTTTCCAGAGTCTTCGGCACGACCAGATAGCGCGGCACGATATTGAGCACGGCGCTGGTATTGGGGTCGGTCTGGCGAGCCATCGCGACATTGGCGGTATTCAGGGTGGCCACGGTCGGCGCGGTGCTGGCTTCCACCAGGTTTTTGTGAGTCACGGTATGGAATAACACCACGCTATCCTGATTCAGGGTCGGACCCGTCGAATCCAGCAGCGCATAGGTAATATCGCCGACCTTGCGGTTAGCGGCCCGGCCCATGGCGCGAGGGATAGCAACTAGTGCTTGCAGGTCGTCGTTGATGATCAGGCGGCGGCTCACTCGGTATTTCTTGCCGTAGCTCACCAGCTTGATCGTTTCCTTGCGATCTGTGAACTTTCCATATGTGATATCGCCGTCCTCGGGAACCACGTCCAGCGAGGTAAAGCCGCTGATGCCGCTGATTTCGGCGGTCTTGAAGTCGGGCAAGGTGCCGCGCCGGGTCCAGGTCATCCACGTTTCCGGCGCCTCGTCCCAGCCCTGCAACAGCGCCTTGTTGGCGACGTTGGCGAGGATGTTGGTAAAATCGCTGGTGGTTTGACCGACCGCGCTGCGATAAGCCAAAGCCCGACCGGCCAGGTCTTCATCGCTCAAGCTGGCGGTACTGATCCCGACCATCCGGCAGAAGTCGCCGGCCAGGGTCCGCAGACTCTTGCCGACCATCCCGCCCTCACGGGCCTTGTCGATATCCTCGCGCTTGTCCAGCACACCGGAGCGTACCAGTAGCCCGTGCGCCATGCCGTCGCGGAACTTGTCGCGCTCGTCGGCGCCCTGCTGGATAGCGCCGCCCAGGGTCTTACGCTGGCTGCGGTCCGGCAACACCACCGGGGGTAACTGATGGTCGTGAGTGGCCACGCGGATTCCACCAGCCCCATCGGTCACGCTGGACCAATCAACAGCCGGCTCCACCGCCCCCCCCAGTACCTCGAACAAAATCTTGCGGGCGCCATCCACCGACCATCCTTCATTAATGGCGCGGGCGCGCAGGGCCGCGTAATACGGCTCGCGGGGGATGAGGTCGTTCTCAAACATTTCGCTGATTTGAGTGCTGCGCTCGCGTTCGGCCTTAATGGCCTTCTGCTCGCCGGCACGTTCGGCAATCAGATATTCACGCTTGGTTTTGCTGGCGATATCGATCACCGGCGCGGAACCGGACTCGGCTTCTGGCTGTTTGGTTTCATCGGTCATGGGTTTACCCTCTTGAGTTAAAGATCGGTTCATCCCGACCGATGAATCAGCCGGAACCGTCACTACTGAAGCCTCCAGCAATTCCCATCCGGTCACCCGGACGTCATCGCCATCAGCGGATTCCTCCCAGCGGTTAATTTGATAACCGATGGAGATGTCTTTCAAAAAACCTTCCCGAACATCTTGAAAAATCTCTTCAGCGCGGGTGTTGCGGGAGAAACGTAGCGTGCCCCGTAACTTGCCGTCTTTCAGCCGGACGCCTTCAACCCGACCAATCGGGGTGCCGGTGTCATGATTCCAGAGCAGCGGCAGGCCATCGGAAGCGCGCGCCAGGTCGGCGGCATCGGCGGTATGCACCAGAATTTCCGTTCCCCACGGCCGCTTGACCGGCGCTTCACTGGATAACGCGGCGGGCACAGTACGGGCGTCGGCATTCGCTTCTCGGGTTTCCAGCGTGGCCAGCCGTTCGAAGCGCTGGCCGGACAAGTCACGCGCGTTCATTTCGGCTTGCCCTTCTTTTCCTTTCCGCCATCGCTACAGGCTGCGTTCATGCCGCTTCCTCCAGTTCATCTTGATTGTCTTTATTTTCTTCATCCGGTGTTTTCGGCGCCGCCACTGGCCCCATCATCTCGACCTGTTTGGGTGCCGGGCGGATATCCAGCGGGTCCGCCTCAAGTTGCGCGTCCACCGTGGCCGGGTCGGAACCAAGATCGCGGATCACCTGATGGCGTGACCGGAACCCGGATTCCACCATGCCCTGGTACGCCTTGATTTCCTTGAGCGGATCGATCCACGGCATATTCGGCGGACGCACTTCCGGGCGGTAGATGCTCATCTGATCAACGCCAGCCGGAATTCGCACCAGCCCGGCCAGCCGGCTGGCATCGACGAACCGTTTCCAGACTGGCAAGTAAAAGCGGGCGCGTAGGTAATCAAACAGGCGGCGGTAATGGGTGACGGCTTCGACGAGTTCTTGTCGCTGAGCCGAGTAGGTGCCGTTGTAATTCTTGGCGATGCTGGAAAAGCGCGTCCCGGTCCCGGCCGCGACTGCCCGCAACATGGCGTTGCGGAACTGTTCCAGGTTCGGATTCGGGCGCTTGGAATCGATGGTGCCCACGTCTTCACCGGGCAGCAGTCCGTCGAACACCAGGCCCGGCTCCATCGCAAATGTGCGGACGGAGGTCGTCTCGCTATCCTCGCCGGCCACCACCGTCTCGGCGGCCAGCCCAATATCCCGCCGGATATAAGCAGTCAGGGCAGCGGCCACGCGGGCGGCGATGCGCTCGGATTCCTCGTAGTCCTTTAGATCATCCAGGCGAGTCAGCACGCCGTGGAAGATCGATACGCCGCGCGTCTGGTGCAAGCGGCGCACGAATTTGAGGTGCATGATCGAATCGGCGGGCTTCCAAACCAACTCGGACGATTGCAGGTTGAATGTTTGATTGCCGGGATGAACTTTGCTGAACCAATAGCCGACCGGCCGATTCCAGCCGTCTTTTTGGACGCCGTGCGTCACCCGGCTGTCTGGCCTGGTAAGGTCATAGGGCAGGAAATCGGATTCCAGCAGCTCCAGCGCGTAGGGGACGCGAGTCGCATAAGGCGCGATTGGGGCGATAACGTGTTGAGCGAAAACCTCGCCGTCCCGCAGCCACGACCGGCATAGCAGCCGTTCCACCTCCGGGCCAGATAGTTCGCCAGTCACTTCCGGCGACAGCCAGAACTCGGCCCACAGGTCGGCCAGTTGCCGGTTCAGGTCCGTGGCCGGTTCGCGGTTGGGACCGCGCACCGCCAGCGGTTCGATGCCAGCCCCGGCGCCGATAATGTTGGTTACGAGGTCGTCGAGGACGCCGATGGCGAGGTCGTGGTTTTCGTCGAGGTGGCGGGCGAACTCCCGCATGTTGCCCTTGGCGGCATCCATGACCGCATCGCTGGATTGCGGACCGCCCCGGCGCGGCCGTTGAGCGGTGATCTTGACCGCCTCATACAGCCGTTGCGCGGCCGCTAGCCGAGCTTGCCCGGCGACGCGGGACGCAGCCCAACCTGGAGCGATGGCGGCGAGAATCCGGGTCAGCGCGTCCATGTCGCCACCGAGTAGGGCAGGCCGGCGCCGGTCGTGCCTTCCAGGATCGCTATCGCGCTATCCAGCGAATGCAGGTAGGAACGAAGCTGGGCGATGTCGGATGGTCCGAACGCCACGGTTTTGCCATCGGCGGTCGTGATACGGGCGACACGTTTAAGCGTCAAAATCTGGTGCAGCGCGGTTTGGGCCTCGCTGCGGTAGGTCTTGAGCGTCGCTAAGGGAATATCGGTAAATAGAGCCATGCGCGGCGTTAAGCGCGGTGATACTCAAATGTCAAGATGTCTGTATAATTTGGCAAGCCAAATTGAGGAACCTTCCATGCCAGAAACCAAACCGACTCCCGCCGCCGTCCAGTCCGAACCTGCCCTGGCCTATCGTCCCGCCGTTCCCGACCCGGCCGAAGTCAAGCGGCTGGAACTGCTGGCCCTGCTCGGTGCTGCCATCGCCCGCACCGAGAGCGGCTTAGCCCGATGGGCAGGCGGCAACACGCAATTCGAGGCCACCCGCTTCATGCTGGGCGGACAGTTGGACGCCCTGCGCGCCGTTCGTGCCGCCCTGGAAGGCAACGTCAAACAACTGCGGGATTTGTAATTCAATAAAAAACCGCCCGGAGGGCGGTTATTCAATGACGGCGGGATCAGGGAATCAACACATCCTGTAGCAGGTGGGCTGGTTCGTTCAAGTAATTCACGACCCACGCCGGCCGCTTGCCGCGCCCACTCCACGTCTGCTCGGGATTCTCGGGATTTCGGTACTTCGGCGGATTGACCGACCCGCGCGACCGAGGCGGCTTTTCATCATCCTCGTCATCGCAAGACACTGGCATTTCTCCCAGCACATCAAGCAGAACATTCCGGCGCCGGTCTATTTCTGCTAGTTCCTGTCGCGCCCGCTGTTGCAGTTCGGTTTTCAGAACTGCAATAGTTTCCAGTATTTCGTCGGTGGTTAGCAAAGTTCCCACCGCGCCCTGAACGCTGATATCACTTAAAAGCATTTCTTTCTCCCATTTGCAAAATTGCAAGCAGGATTGTAATAGCCGCAAAAATAATTGCAATAGCCCTTTAAGAATAACTTGACACGGTAACGGTAAGGTATTATCTTACTTTCAACGTAGAGAGAAATCCAACCAGGAGCAAGACTATGAACGAATATCAGAAGATCAAAGCCGGAAAAGCCTGGACCGTTTCGATTAACGAGGATTGCGCGGTCGTCTACTGGCAGACGATCAACCCGAAGACCGGCAAGGGATGGCAAGCCCACCGCGATCTCCGGTACTTCGCCGGTGAACGCTACCGAATCAGGGCCATGCGCGCTTGGCTCTACGCTGGCGCAACCCGCCCGCCCCACGGGGCAGTAGAGATCAAGAAAATATGACCTCCCCCGGTCACGCCCTCGGGGCCTTGCGCCCCAAAGTCCCGCATACCTGCCCGGTGTGCGGGCATTCCTTCACCGCGCTGCGGACGGCGCGGTATTGTTCCAACCGCTGCCGGCAGGCGGCGAGGTATCAACGAATCAAATCAGCCCGGATACCGCCACGGTGACCGGGTAGCGCCAATCCGTCCCGCTGTCCGGCAATCCACAATGCCGGTCGCCAACGCCCGCTGAATCCCGGTCGCTGTTTCACCGAATCGTTCCAGCCGATGATTTAGCGTTGAGGTTGGGAGGTGATACGCCCGCGCCAGGCGATTGATCGACCATTCCTGTCCTTCCCATTGGATGAAACGCGGCGCGGGCATGGCTACTGCTTCCGAACGGCTTCGACAATCAGGGTCCGGCTGGTTTTCTCCAGCGGCCCGACCGGACTTTTCGGCCCATCCTGCCCGTGCCATTCCGCCACCAGCCAACCGCAATCGCGTAACAAATCCTTGAATTGCTCCGGCGTGTAATGGCGCTGGTGGAACGGCGCGGTTTCCGGGCTGTACGGGACAACCCGCTCGTTTGGCACGCTGGCGAATAGCCGTTTGACCCGCAGCCCAGCCAGTAGCGGCTTTGGATTGGCCAGATGTTCAATGATCTCAAAAGCCACCGCGCTATCCGCCTCGTTTGGAATCTGCTTGCCGTCAAAGTCAGCTACTTCCTGCGTGACTGGCGGGCGGGCGTGGTGCGCTTGCGCATAGGCCACCGACTCGGCCGATAGATCGTACCCAGATACCAGTCGCGCCCCGGCATCAGCCAGGATCGCGCTACCGTAGCCGCAGCCGCTGCCCAAATCCAATACCCGGTCGCCGCGAATCTTGCTGGCTGCCCATTGATAGCGGGCGACGTGATCGGCCTGAATATCGCTGATATCCACACCTACCTGCCGTTCGGCGCTGAGTAGCGCGGTACTATCCTCGTCCGGATCCAGTCCGACCAGTGCTCGGAACCGGGCACGGTTGGCGGGGATGATGCGCGGATCACGCTGGTAGCCGTAGATGTGGCCGCGCTGATTGGCGTTGAGAAAACTGGAATCGGCGGGCGTGGTCACTACCATCCCAGTCGCTTCCAGCTTTCCGACCCAATAGGCTACGTTGGGATGGCCGTCCTCCACGGTACCGGAGGAGTGCATCGAATAATCGGCGCCAAAGACTCGCAAATCGCGTACCCCAATAAATGCAGCATAGAGCAGGATGTAGGCAAGGCTGTTGTGATACCAGTCGCCGTGCATCGGATTTATCGTCTCCGATACCCAGCGCCACATTTCCCGAATCGGCAACTTGCGAACATGTTCCGGCCAGCCGGCGCAATTATCGCTGGTGATGATGGGCTTGTCATGTTTCCAGAGCAAGGCACCATAGCGAGGATATTTGTCAGCCTCGCCCTGAATATGATC